GCGATCATCTGGCCAGCGCCGGTTTTGCCGGCCTTGGCCGCCGCGACGAGCCGCAGGCAAACCATGATCCAATTGATTGCCTTGGCCGCGTCCGTGGTCCCGGCATGGTGGCGGAATTCGACGGTCGGCTTGTGGTGCGGAACGATGTTGACCTTGTGATATTTTGCGGCGCCTGCCCCGCTGGCGCGTGCAAGCGCGAACGCCAATTCTTCTTTTGTGCGCGCGGCGTTGACCGCGGCCTGATCGACAAGCGTGACCGAGCGGCAATACTGCGCGCCGTTGCTGCGACGCGACGCCGGCATGATTTCGTCCAGCGCCGATTCGAATCTGCCGTAAAGCTTGATCAGCGACTTGAAAAATTCGACGCCTTCGTTTTGCGCGCCGACGTGGACGTGAAGGCCGCATGTCGCGTTGACGGTGGCGCCCACGCTCGTAAGCGCCGCGCAGATTTTGCGGACCTGCTCAAGGCCGTCGTCGCCCGTGAGAATCGGCGAAACGAATTCGAGGCCGATACCGCCCCGGATGGAGCCATCGGTGGTCGCCTTCCAGCTCCCGGCCGGGGCCGGGTCGTTATAAATTCGGCCGAAATAAACCGGCAGCCCGGCCGCTGCGGAAACCGCCCGCGCGCCCTCGCGTTCGTTAAGCCCGGCGGGGAGAACCACTTCGAATTCCGCGCCGAAAGTGAGATTGGAAATAGAGGGGTGCACGTTTTGCTCCGATGTTTTTGCGCGACGGCCGTTGCCGACGCCCTCAACATCAGTCAGCGGCGCTAAAAAGAGAAGCCATACTTATCTTTTATTCGACAACCCGATCATGCGGCCCGCGCAGGCGGGACTTCATTTGTTCCCCGCAACAGCGTACGTCATTCGTTCCACCTACAAAGGAGGCCGGAAATGGCTAGCGAACCGGAGGCCGGCAGCGTCACGGCCGAGCAGGCGCGGCTTCTGTTGATGCTCGACAGCGCCGCGGAATTGAAGCGCCTGGAACGTGACGGCGCGGTCGCGCAGATCGCGCCAGGGCGTTATTGGCTTAAAGACCTCGTGCAAGGCTACATCCGGTTTATGCGCGAGCACCGCCACGATACTGAAACGAATGTGCTGGCTGCGTGCTGGGGACTGAGCCAGCAAAGGATAAGCCAGCTCGCGAATATGGGATGGATCAAGCCGCTCGCCGGCATGAAGGGCAAATACAATTGGATCGAGGCATGCAGCGGCTTCGTCCGCTTTCTGCGCGACGAGGACAGGCGGTCGACGAAGTCAGCGGCGGACTCCCGCATGCGCGACGCCAAGGCGCACGACATCGAGGTTCGCACCAAGCAGCGGCTCAACCGCCTCGTGCCGATCGAAATATACGACGAGATGATCGACAGCATGGCCGGCGTGGTAAGAAGCGAGTTCGCCGGGCTCGCCGCAACATGCACGCGCGACCTGACGATGCGCCGGATCATCGAGCGGGAAGTGAATGCAAGACTACGTCGGATCGCAGAACACGCAATGGCACAGGCCCTACGCTTGGAGGCGCTGGGCGGCGCTGATCATGCCATCGGAGCCGACCGAGCCGGACCTGTGGGCAGCGGCAAACCGGACCTACCCGCCAACGGCGGCGGTGCCGGGGCCGCGTGATCCGCTGCTCACGCCCTATGTGATCGAGCCGGAGCGCGTCATCGCCAGCGGCGTCTACAAGCGCGTCGTGCTGGTGATGGGGGCGCAGAGCGGAAAATCGGAAGCGATGCTCGACGTCGCCGGGCAGCGCCTCGACCAGCGGCCAGGGCCGATCCTGTACGTCGGCCCCAACAAGCAATTCCTCACCGAACAGTTCGAGCCGCGCGTCATGGCGCTGCTCGACGAGGCGCCGTCGCTGATGGCCAAGGTCGCGCGCGGCAAGCGCATGACCAAGACCCGCAAGATCGTGGCCGGCGTGCCGTTCCGCCTCGCGCATTCAGGCTCGTCGACAGCGCTCAAGTCAGATCCCGCGGTGCTCGCCCTGGTCGACGAGTACGACGAAATGCGGGACAACGTAAACAATCAGGGCGGGCCGCTCGGGCTGGTCGAGCGCCGCGGCGACACCTACGCGGATTTCTGTTGCGTTGTGACATCGACGCCGAAGCGCGGCCGGGTCGGCGCCGTCAAGGACGACGTTTCGGGACTCTTTTTTTGGGGCGTCGCAGTGAGCGAGGACATCGAAAGCCCGATCTGGCAGCTCTGGCAGCAGGGCACGCGGCACCATTGGTGCTGGCCGTGCCCGCATTGCGGCGACTATTTCGTGCCGCGCTTCAACCTGTTGCGCTTCCCCCTCAAGGCATCGCCGCTCGAGTCCGCGCGCCAGACTTTCCTCGAATGCCCGCATTGCGGCGGCGTGATTGGGGATCAGCACAAGGCCGACATGAACGCGCGCGGCCGCTATGCGGCGCCGGGGCAGAACGTCGACAAGACCGGCGTCGTCCACGGCTTTCCGCCCGAAAGCAAGGCGGTGTCGTTTTGGGTTTCCGGGCTCGCATCGCCGTTCGTCACCTTCGGGGAGCGCGTCGCGGTTCTGGTCGAGGCCCAGCAGTCGGGCGACGACGCCATGGTGCAGCAAGCCATCAATGCGGGCTTCGGCGAGCTGTATTCGCCGGGCGGCGGCGAGGTGCCCGAATGGATGGAGATCCAGGAGAAATCGAGGCAGGCCACGTACCAGCGCGGCGAGGTGCCGGCAGACGTCATGTATCTGACGCTGGCTTGCGACGTGCAGCGGCATTCCATTCCATGGGTGCTGCGCGGCTGGGGCGCGCGCGCGACATCATGGCTGATCGACTACGGCTATCTGCGCGGCGACACCACCGACGAGGACATCTGGAACGCGCTCGGCGATCTCGTCTCGGCGCCGGTCGGCGGCTTGGCGATCAGGCTCGCATTCGTCGACTCGGGCTTCCGGCCCGGGAAAACAGACACGCTGCCGCTGAATCGCGTCTACGAATTCTGCCGGCGGTTCATGCGCCGCGTGCGCCCCACCAAGGGATCGAGCGCGCCGATGCGCACCCCGCTGTTGCTGAGCAAGATCGAAGTCAGCCGCAAGGACGGGCGGGCGGCGAAGTTCGGGCTCGACCTCGTGCGGCTCGACACCGATCACTGGAAAAGCTGGGTGCACGAACGGCTTAGGTGGCCGGACGACCACATCGGCGGATGGCATGTGTTCCGCGGCATCGATGACGATTACTGTCACCAGCTCGTCAGCGAGGCGCGGCTCAAACAGCCTACAGGGCGCGTCGAATGGGTCCAGCGATCGAGGGACAACCACTTTTTCGATTGCGAGGCGATGTCGGCCGCGGCCGGCTACCTGTTGAACGTGCAGCGCATCCCGTTGCAAAACAAACGGGAAGGCACTATGGATGGCGTCGGCAGGAAGCCGGAAACCCCATCCGAGGTAGTCGAGGCGCCCCCACCAATCCCGCCTCGCGGCGGTCGACGGGGCAGGCGCATTTTCAGATCGAGTTATCTCGGAGCCTGAAACAAGGCTCGGTTTCTTGCCTTTCAGCCAAGCGCAGCTCGATTCTCTGACGCAATTGATTGCGTCCGGCGTCAACAGCGCCGGCTACGGCGACAAGCGCACCGAATTTCGGTCGCTGTCCGACCTCAGACAAATCCTCAACGACATCGAAACGCAGCTCAACGGCGGCAAGCGCACGCGGCAAATCCGCATGTACTCGCCGGCGGACAAGGGGCTGTAGGATGGGCAAGCTCCGAGCGCTGCTCTCCGAAGGGATCCTGGGGCGCTTCTTCAAGAACCAGTTCGGCACCCCCTGGCGCAGCGGCTATGACGGCGCCGGAATCAGGCGCCGTCTCAAGGGCTGGCTCCCCTCGCAGTACACCACCAACGTCATCATGACTTCGTCGGGGCGCCTCCTGCGCGCGCGCTGCCGCGACGTGCTGCGCAACAACCCTCACGCCAACGCCGCCGCCGAGAGCTTTGCCGCAAACGTCATCGGAACCGGCATCAAGCCGTCGTCCCTGCTCAGCGAACAGCCTGACCTGCGGACCACGCTGCAACGGCTGTGGCTCGATTGGACCGACGAGTGCGACGCAGACGGCATCGCCGATTTCTACGGCATGCAGAGCATCGTGGCGCGTGCGCTGTTCGAAGCCGGCGAGTGCTTCATCCGTTTTCGAAATCGCAAGGTCGAGGACGGCTTTCTGGTGCCGCTGCAAATCCAACTGCTCGAAAGCGACATGTGCCCCTACGAGTGGAACATGCAGGCGCCCAACGGCAACTGGATCATGAACGGCGTCGAGCTGGACTTGCTCGGCCGGCGCGCCGCCTATTGGTTCTATCCCACTCACCCCGGCGACATGCCGATCGAGCCGACCGGGAGCCTCATGCCGGTGCGCGTTCCGGCGTCCGAAGTGCTGCACATCTTCAAATGCACCAGGCCCGGCCAGATGCGCGGCGTGCCGCTCATCACGCCCGCGCTCATCCGGCTGTTCTTCCTCGATCAGTACGATGATGCGGAATTAGAGCGCAAGCGCATCGCCGCGATGTTCGCCGGCTTCATCACGTCGGCGGCTCCCGAGGACGTCATTCCGATCGACGGCGACGACGACAGCAGCGGCCAGGACGGAATTTCGCTGTCGGGACTCGAGCCCGGCACCCTGCAGACGCTGCTGCCGGGCGAGGACATCAAGTTCTCCGAGCCCGCCGACGTCGGCGGCACCTACGAGGCGTTTCAGTATCGCCAGCAGCTCGCGGTGTTCAGCGCGCTCGGCATTCCATATTCGCTGTGCACCAGCGACCTGCGCCGCGCGAACTACAGCTCTCTGCGCGGCTCGATCGTCGAATACCGGCGCAAGCTCGAACAGTTTCAACACAACATCTTCGTTTTCCAGATGTGCAGGCCGATCTGGCGGCGCTGGCTCGACACCGCGGTCCTGGCCCAGGCGCTCCCGCTCGAATCCGGCGTCTACCTCGCGGCGCAAGCGGCATATCAGGCCGCAAAATGGATTCCGCAGCGCAACGATTGGGTCGATCCATTGAAGGACCGTCAGGCCGAAAAGCTTGCCGTTGATGCGGGCTTCAAGAGCCGCAGCGACGTGATCGAGGCCGAGGGTTCCGACCCCGAGGAAACCGACCAGCGCATTGCCGCGGATGCGGAGCGCGCAGAAAGCCTCGATCTCACATTCCCCGTCGTTTACGCGGCGGCCACTCAGCCGATGTCGCCGAGCGATCAGGCCGCGGCCGACCAAGCCGAGGCAGACGCGCAGGACGCGGCCGATCAGGCGGCGTCGGACGCGGCAGAGGCAGCATAGGGAGCACCCACATGCGCCAGTGGTTTCAGATGAAAGCCGAGGAAGCCGCCGCAGAGATCGTCATCTACGACGAGATCGGACGCTCATGGTGGGGCGAGGACACCGTCAGCGCAAAGCAGTTTCTCGACGACCTCAACGGCCTGGGCGATGTGAGCAACATCACGCTGCGCATCAACTCGCCGGGCGGCGACGTGTTCGATGGCGTCGCCATCCACAACGCCCTGAAGAATCACAAGGCGACTGTGACGGCCCATGTCGACGGCATCGCGGCGTCGGCAGCGAGCTTCATCGCAATGGCGGCCGACAAGATCATCATGCCCTCGAACAGCTTCATGCTGGTGCACGGCGCGTCGGGCTTCGCCATGGGCAGCGCCGACGACATCCGCGCGCTCGCCGACGATCTCGATCGCATCGACAAGTCGCTGACCGCCACCTACGCGAGCCGCGCCAAGACCACCCAGGCGAAGGTAAAGGCGCTGATGAAAGAGGATCGCCTGATGGATGCCGACGAGGCCAAGTCGCTTGGCTTCGCCGACGAGGTCACCGCGCCAATCACGATGGCGGCGAAATTCCCGTTGCGGCTGTTACCCAAGGCAGCGGCCGCACGCCTGCAGGCCCTGGCGGGGGACGATGAAACCGAACCCCCAGAGCCTGCGGCGGTGCCGGCAGCGGAGCCGGTTCCTCCCGCGCTGCCGGCATCCGATCCAGTCCCGCAGCCCGAGCCCGAGCCCGAGCAGCAGCCCACCGCCGAGCTGATCAACCTAAACGCCGCCAAGAAGACCGGCGCCGCCGAACACAAGGCTTACGTCGACAGCATCACCGATCTCTGCGCTCTCGCGCGCGCGCCCGAACGCGTCGGCGCCTACGTGCGCGCGGGCACGCCGGTCGAGCAGGTGCGCAAGGAGCTGCTGGCCCGCGCCGACGAGCCGTCGGTGATGCCGCAGCATCCGCTGTTGCCGCCTGCGCAAGTCGCCGCGACGGCGTGGTCGAAGATCACCGACAAAATCAACGCCCGTTTGAGGAAGTGAAGCCAGAAGGAGTTTCAAATGGCTGAAAATGCAAAAGCAGAGCCCAAGCATCAGGCGGCGATTGGCGCGGATGCGGACAAGAGGGCTGATGAACGTCGTGCGGCTGCATTCAAGGCAGACGAAAAACTCCGTGCGGACGAATACAAGGCAAATGAAGAGCGGATCGCCGCTGCGCGCAAGCACGCAGAGGCGCGACGGAAAGAAGATGCGCGCCGCGCGGCGCTGAGCCCCGCCGAGCGTGCGGCGGAGGACGACAAGCGCGCCGCGATGACGCCGGATGAACGCGCCAAGGATGACGAGACAAAGGGCCTGGTCGCGGAGCAGCAGGACCAGATCAATCTTCTCGTCGGCACGCCGCAGTTTCCGGTTCAGACCGAAACGTCGCACCCGGCCGAGTTCATTCTGTCGGAAGCGGACGGTCATGGGTCGCGCGATGTCGGCACCATCGCGGACCCGGGATCCGTGAAGATCGGCCAGACGCTGAAGATCGCAACGCAGGCGACTCTGACCGCGCCGGCGGTGTTCGCTCCGAACGTCACGACCGACACCGCGTGCGACGGCATCGCGATTTACGGCGTCACCACAAATGGCGCCAACGCAAACATCGCGGTTTTGACGCGCAACGCCGAGGTGAACGCCAACCTTCTCTATTACCCGGTGACCATCACCGGCGCCG